GCCTCCTGGGTTTGGTTTTATTTGTATTCTTAAGTTTATATTATGACATTATAAGTCTTATCGGTCAAGCCTTATTTTGTATAAAAAGAAAGGCCGCAATGCGGCCAGACTTGTTTTGGTCTTTTAAGTTCCAGGGGTTAAGCTGCTTGGGTCGGGAACCTAATTTCAAAAGGTGATTCGTCAAGATTTCCTTCGGGATCAAAATGCGCTGTGAACTGTAATTCAGTTGTGCTTTCTTCCCTGTCTGTAAAATCAAGAGTGAATTCCCCGTCCATTAGAGCATTATTGATTACAATAATAACTGGTTGACCAGAACCATCGGAATAATCAGCAACAATTGCAATATTTGTTATATAGCTGATTTCTGACATTTGAAGATTTCTCTTTATAACATCATGAGTTCCGTCAGTAGTCGTTGATGAACCAATCAAGGCAAGTTCAACGTTCTCTGGTGTCATTTCAAGCAGGTTAACAGTAAGTCTTACATGCTCTTCAATAACGCGTCTAAAACCCTTTGTTGGGCCTCTCAAGCCGTCAACTTCAATTTCACGAACATCTTGTTCAACGACAAATGTCGATCCTTCTCTTGTTGCGCCCAATAGGCGTTCGTCAGTTTCGCCATAGTTAATGAAAACCGCACCCGCGTCCAGTATCATTCTCTTAGCTGTTTCTGTGGTAATACCTAAATTTCTAGCCATTTTAATTTCCTCTATATTTAAAGTTTACGTAAATTTAATATTATATGTTAATTATACATCAAAAGTTCTTTGAAATCTAATCTCAAAAGAAATTAAATATCTTCTGTATCTTCCTTTGTCTTCTTTAACTGTATTTTCTGAATTATAATAAGATCTAAGATTGAAAGTTCCTTGTCCGTCATTATATCCATCTAAAATCCTAACAACATTATCTCTTATTTCATAGCATCGAACATAACTTTCTCCTTCTGTTTCGTCTCTGTCGAAAATATCCAACTGAAGTTCCATTGAATTTTGATTGTAATACTCCTCTGAAGCTGGTAAGTATGTCAAAACTATATAAGGTCCATGCTCACGCAGACCCCAAGAAGAATATATAGCTGGGTTTCCTAGACCATCACCAGTCAATAATGAAGATAATCCAGAATCAGAAGATAATACATTAAATATTGATTGAACTATTTCTCTCATTTTCCTTTTCCTTTTATTGCTGATTTTATGATTTTATCCTTGTCTTTCATTATCTGATCTCTTGCAGGTCTCAAAGCTGGACGCGGTGCAATATCACCAAATCCAAATTCAATTTTTGCATACTTCAAATTACTAAAAACAATTGCTTCTTTATCTGAAATAACTTCAGTTGCGTATGAATTTGCAAGTGCTCCTGTTCTGTTTGCTGGTGCTTCACCTGGTGATGAGGCTGTATAACTTACCGACGTTCCAGGAACTTGATATGTATTACCTGTTGGAGTGCTTCTTATTATGTTCTTTTTAACCTGTGCTTCTGTTAGTCGTGCGAATGACTCAACGATTTTTCTTGAGTTGTTTGAAATCTCTTTTGACACATCTTCTTGTGAAAACTTAACTGATGATTTTGACATTAAACCTTCTCATGCTCTACGCGCCTAAAATAGCACTGTTTATAATTTGAAAAAGGATCTTCAGGATTGCAACCAATACACTCATATTGAATTTCAGAACCAGCAATGTCAATTCTATATCCTTTTAAAATTGGCACTGACTTCCTTAAAATAACTTTTGCTTGTGATGCTGTTCCTAAAACTTGACCTGTTATATTGTCTTTTGCAGCTGAAAAAGTTATTTTTGCTCTGGTGCTTCCTAGTTCATTCCAGGACTTTATATATCCGCCAAGACCATCTGAAGATACATTAACCTTCTCATATATTTTTATAAGATAATTTAATTCACTTGTTTTTATATCTGAACAAAAAGACATTATAAACCTCCAATTGCAACTTTAAGCGGTCTTATCATTGCGGCAGCTCCAGAATCTGAAATTGCATTATTCATTGCGCAACCACGGTTATTATAAATGTATGAAGCAAGAAGTAAGGCAGCAACAATAAAGGCTGGGTTAACATCTCCTGTCGGCCCACATGTTATATCAATTTCAATTTCAGAAAAAGAAGGATAATTGTATGAAGATGAATAGGATATTAGACCAACCCTGGCTGGATTGCTTTCAGTATCGGTTTCATAATCTGTAATTACATCATCAGAAATTCTTATTTCATTAACTGATTTAACAGGCCTTCTTGGTATATTAATCCATTCTGAATATTCTCCTGATCCTGAAATTCCACCAGTGTAATCAAGCGCCATTGGGTGTCTGTCATATTTTATTGTATAATTAATATCTGAAGGTTCATAACCTGTATATTTTGATAACATTTCAATTGAAGCATCAAGAAAACTTTGAAGCATTGCTTGTTCTATAGGTGAAAAGAAATCACCGAAACCAAGGAAAGCTGACAAATCTGAAACAGAAAGACCGGGAACATTAGCACGCGTTGAAGTTTTAACGGCGGTTGCCATTATCCAAGGTGTTTTTGTGCTTTTTGATGAAACTCTGTTATATGCAAACATGTATTATTTCCCCTTATTATCTTCAGTTTTAGGCTTTGCCTTTGCCCTTTTTACTGGTGCTTTTTTTTCTTTGATTTCAAAATCTTTATTTTCTATTTTATCAGGAGTTGAACCGCCTTTCGTTTCTTTAACTTCAAGTGATTTATTTTCATTTAAGAAAATTGCACGACCTGATTTAATTAATTCTTTTTCTCTTTCATTTGTTGAAGCTGTGAATGAATCGCCTCTTTTAACAAATCCTTCTGAACCTTTCCAGTTTTTAAGTGCTGTTAATTCTTTCATATTTTGCCCCTTGGTTTATTTTTTTTTAAATAATAAAAAAGTGATGATATACATAGTATACCACCACCCTGTTTTCATTTCAAGTTCAGATTCTTATACTGCTTCGACAAATGAACCTTTAACAAATGCGCTTGGACGCTCAACAGTAAGTCCGATACGCTCTTCACCAAGGATTGCAACACCATTTTTAATAAACAAATCGGCGTGGCTTTCGCTGATGCGAACATTAGCCTGCTGACGATCCCACAAAGTTGCGGCCATTGCCCAGTTTCCAAGCAAGAAATCACCTTGTGCAATTGCGTTTGTTTCGATGATTGGAACGCGGAACATGCGCGGCTGTCCTTGTGTAGACATATACCACATCCAAATATAGTCGCCTGTATCGTTCTGAAGCAATTCTATCTTTTCCCAATCAGCAGGATTAATTATTAATCCGTCGACTTGGTAATTTGACAAACGCGCCTTGGTCATTGCCTTCCTGATATGACTAACATAGTCATCAGTGGCTGGACGGTCTCCATGATCCTGAACACCAGCTGTATTCATGATACCAGTAAGAGTTCCGGCAGTTCCATCACCATAAAGCAATTGACTATCTTCTTCAAGCTTTAGGCCATAAGACAAGCGATTGTTAATATAGCCTTGCAGCATAGGCGCATCTTCTAAAACCTGACGTGAAGCTGGAACCCAGTGTGCAATTGTCTTAATTGACTCTGTGCGCTGCTCAAGAACAAGGTTTGACTTATTTTTGGCAGTAAGTTCGCCATTCTGTGATCCGGCTTGGTTGTCAAAACCACTGTAATCAACATAGTATTCAATTGAACCACTTGAAGTTTGTTGGACATTGATAAGGTCGCGAATGTGAACCAGTCTATCGGCAGGATCGCGAAATATACCAGGAACCCTTTGAGTCAATGCAACCGCTCCAGCTGAACCAGCCGCGCTTGTTATGTCTTTGATTTCAACGGCACCTGTTGAGTTAAGTCCACGTGAACGTGCATTTTTATACTCATCAGATTCAACGAAAATTTCGCCAGCTGATTTTAGTTCATTCATTCCGGCAGAAAGACGGCCAGATTTCTTTTCAATTTCAACAAGTCTTTCATCAACTTCTTTTGAAACTTCAACAAGACGCGCTTCAGCTGATTTTAATTGCTTAGCGGTATCGGCTGAAACTTCACCAATATTCTTAATTTCACTAGACTG